AATGGCTAGTCGAGGCGATGGCGCACGTGGGAACGGGCGGGGCATCAGATCTCGCAGCGGTGACGATGGCGGCAAAAATGCTGGCGAGAGCGCAGATCCTGCGCGACCTGATCGATCAGCTACCGAGTCCAATGATCGACCGCGAAAACGGGCCAGCTCTACACCCAGCGTACGCAGAGCTCGGGCGCAGCGAGTCGCGAATCCAGTCGATGCTGATCAGCCTCAACCTGATGCCGCGCACACGATCGAGCACACGCCTGCCAGCCGAGCAGCAGGTGACGGCAGCAAGCGTGCCCGACGACAACCCGATACTCAAACTCCTGGGCAGCTAGCCGCGCGCAACGTCGAGCTGTTTTTCCGCACATGTCTAACGCACGTCAAAGGAGCGGACGCAGGGCGTCCGCTCTTGCTGGCCGACTGGCAGTATCGAGACATCATCGAGCCGTTATTCGGCACTCTCCGTGCCGATGGCCTGCGACAATACCGCACCAGCTACATTGAGATCCCGCGCAAAAACGGCAAGAGCACGCTCTGCGCAGGCATAGCGCTCTACCTGCTGATGGCTGATGGCGAGAAGGGCGCGGAGATCGTCAGCGCTGCCGCTGACCGTGAGCAGGCATCCATCGTGTTCGACATTGCCAGCAGCATGGTGCAGGCCAGCCCGATGCTCGCATCACGCTGCACTGTGCTGCGCAAAGAGATCGTCACCAAGAACGGTAGCAGATATCGAGCAATTAGCGCAGACGCCCACACTAAGCACGGGTTCAACTGTTCAGGCATCATATTTGACGAGCTCCACGCTCAGCCCAATAGAGAGCTCTGGGATGTGCTCACGACGAGCGTAGGATCGCGCAGGCAGCCGCTCACCGTGGCGATCACGACCGCAGGCCATGACCGTAACTCGCTCTGCTACGAGATGCACCAGCATGCCCGGTCGGTCGCTGATGGCTCGCTGGTCGATCACAGTTTCTTGCCAGTGCTCTACCGAGCGCCAGACGGGGCATCGTGGCGTGATGAGTCTACATGGCGAGCAGCAAACCCCGGATATGGCGTATCCGTGCTGCCCGACTACATGCACCAAGCCGCCATGGACGCAGCGCAGAGCCCTGCCCGCGAGCTTGCGTTTCGCCGATTGCATCTCTGCGAGTGGACCGACACGATCACACGATGGATCGCACCTGAGACATGGGACGCATGCCGCAGCCCTCGACCTGATCTCGATGGCCGATTGTGTTATGGTGCTCTTGACTTAAGCTCGACCATGGATCTCTCGGCGTTTGTCCTGGCGTTTCCATTGGACGACGGCACGATCTGGATTGAGCCGACATGCTGGGCACCTCGAGGCGCGCTCAAACAACGTGAGCGCACCAATCGCATGCGATATGACCAATGGCATGCGAGCGGGCACATCAACGTGACCGATGGCGATGTGATCGAGTATGAGGATGTCTACACGCGGATCAAGCAGTTATGCGCACAGTATCGAGTAGTCGATATCGCAATTGACCGATGGAACGCAAGCCAACTGGCTCAGCAAATGCAGAGCGATGGGCTGAACATCGTGTCATTTGGGCAGGGTTATGCAAGCATGTCTCCCGCTGCCAAAGATTTTGAGACGCTGGTCATGGCAAGAAAATTGAGACATGACGGCAATCCGGTATTGCGATGGTGCTTGGGCAACTGTTCGATAGAGTCAGACGCCGCTGGCAATATCAAACCCAGTAAGGCTAAGAGCAGCGAAAAGATCGACGCCTTGGTCGCCTCGATCATGGCAGTCGCAAGATCTCGAGTCGGCGAAGCAGGCGGAGCGATTGGGCGTGGTGCCCCGTCGGTGTACGAGTCGCGGGGGATGACTCTCATATGACGATCATCGATCGCATCAAGAGCATATTCACGCTGCGCATGGGCAATCGCCCAAGCCTGCGAGATCCCGCGCTCATAGCGTTTCATGGTGGCGCGGTAAGCTCTGCCGGTGTGCAGGTATCTGAGTCATCAGCGCTCAGCTATGCACCATTCTGGCAAGCCGTCCGTATTATCTCCGAAACAATCAGTAGCCTGCCATTTCACGTATATCAGCAGACTGCAAATGGGCGCATTATCGCTGATGACATGATGGTGGCCGACCTTCTGCGATTTGCGCCAAATGAAGAGATGACCTCGATGCAGTTGCGTGAGCAATGGCTTGCGCAGGCTCTCACGTGGGGCAATGGCTACTGTGAGATCGAGCGAGACACGATTGGCCGCCCGACGCGCCTATGGCTGCTGCGGGCGGAGAATATGAAAGTCGGGCGATCCGAAAACGGCGACCTACAATATATCTATCGCTCGGACCACGCTCGCCCGACCTACATACCAGCATCTGACGTACTGCACCTACGTGGCCCTGGTGGTGATGGCTACGTCGGTGCCAGCGTAGTGTCATTGGCTCGAGACTCAATCGGTCTCGGCATCGCTGCCGAGGCATTTGGCTCGTCGTTTTTTGGTCGCGGCGCTCGCCCGTCTGGCGTGCTCGAGCATCCCGGCAGGCTCAGCGACGATGCCCGCGGTCGCCTGCGCGGCGACTGGGAACGATTGCACTCTGGTATCGACAATGCCTCGAGGGTCGCAATCCTCGAGGAGGGCATGAAATGGACCACGACCGCGATACCGCCTGACGATGCGCAGTTCCTCGAGACTCGACGTTTCCAGCTCGAGGAGATCGCTAGGTGGTTTAATATCCCCGTATCCAAACTGCGAGCAACTGGCGGATCGACCTATAGTTCACTCGAGCAGGAAAATCAGGCATTTCTGAGCGAGACGCTGCGCCCTTGGTTGGTGCGCATTGAGCAGGAGGTCCGCAACAAGCTGCTCCTGCCGATCAGCAGCAGCTACTACGTCGAGCATCGCGTCGAGGGGCTGCTGCGCACTGACCTAGCAGCGAGATACAGCGCATACGCCATCGGCCGCAACTGGGGATGGCTCTCCGTCAATGAGATCAGAGCGCTCGAGCAGCTCGACCCTATCGAGGGTGGAGATGTGTTCCTTCAGCCTCTCAACATGCAGCCCGTATCGTCAATGGGCGGGGCTCAGGCACCGCCTGCCGATCCTACTGTCGCGCCAGTCGTCGTCGTCGATCCTACAGCGCTGCCAGCAGCACCAGCAGCACCGCCAGAGACCAATGATCTCGAGGCATATGCCAGCGATGCCGTCATTGCGTTAGCGCTGGCGATGACCGAACATCAAATCCCGAGCTGCGAGCATGGCTCGACCAATCGCTGCCGTGTCTGCGGCATCGAGCGTGAGCGTGAGCTTGTGCCACCGAGCCGCCCAGGTGGTAGGCATGGATGGCGCATCAAATGGCGACCGATCCTGCCATTGCGCAAAACAGAGACTGAGCGATCGATGCCAACTGAGCGTCGAGCAAAATACGACAATATCGATTTTTCTCCACCTGCTGGCGTTCGTGAAGAAGCCGCTCGAGGTCTAGCGTGGCGAGCCGAATATGGTCGTGGTGGCACTGAGGTAGGCGTTGCTCGTGCAAGAGACCTCAGCAATGGCAGCAACATCAGCCCCGACACAATCGGGCGGATGGTGAGTTATTTTGCCCGCCATGCCGTCGATTCACAGGGCGAGGGCTGGTCGCCGGGTCAAGACGGGTTCCCGAGCGCTGGCCGTATTGCTTGGGCGCTCTGGGGCGGAGACGCCGGGCGAACATGGGCTAACAAGGTGGCTGGACAGATGGATAGGGAGGACGACAATGGAGCGTAGACTGCTCTCTACCGTCTCATCTGATGCTGGCCGACTGATGGGCTATGCCAGCGTGTACGGGCCGCTCAGCGAGGATCTGGGCGGGTTCCGCGAGCGCATCAGCCCTGCGGCATTTACTCGCACGCTCGAGGACAAGAGCGCGGATGTGCGGGCTCTGGTTAATCACGACTCATCGCTCGTGCTAGGTCGTCGCAGTGCGGGCACGCTCAAACTGAGCACTGACAAAAATGGCCTTGGCGTCGAGATCTACCCGCCAGACACAAGCTATGCCAAGGATCTGCTAGAACTCATTCAGCGCGGCGATGTCAACCAAATGTCGTTTGGCTTTATTGTCAGAGCTGACGAGTGGACAATCGAGGAAACAGTGCGAGTGCGGACCGTGACAGATGTCGAGCTCATCGAGGTCTCCGTCGTCACCATCCCCGCATATACGGACACCACGGTCGCGATACGGTCGCGTGATCAGTGGAGCGCTAGCCAATTGCGGCTAAGCGTACATTTGCGAGGCCGAAAATTGCTTATGTCGCAGCTCGGCTGCGCAGGGAGGATTGTATGAGCGTATCACGTCGCGACCTGCTCGCAGAGCGAGCACGTCTAGTAGAGCAGGCAAAAACCTATCACGAGTCGGCATCGACCCGTGAGTGGACGCCCGAAGAGACAGCGAAAGTGGATGAAATCGTTGCTCTTATCGCTGACCACGATGTGCGCATCGCAGCGATCGAAATGGCAATGGCTGAGGAGGTCTCTGGCGAAGAGGCACCAGCAGAAGCACCAGCAGCAGATCCAGCAGCTCAGCAGCAGGCAGCTCGCGCACGTCTCAGCGATGTGCTGAGCGCAAGCTCACGCCGCACTCGCCCAGCTCCAGTGGGCGTGCCAATGTTCACGCGCGACCTCGACGACAAGCGCGCTAACAGAGATCGTGAAACCGCTCTTTGTGGCTGGTTCCTTGGCAACGATGCTCGCCCTGAGCACCGCTCAGCAGCTCAGCGCTCAGGCCTCAACTTGGGCAGCAACCGCATCGTGCTGACTCGCGCCAACTCGACCAGCTCCAGTGCCGGTGGTTACACCATCCCGCAGGGCTTTCTCGCCGAGCTGGAAAAGAAAATTGTATACTTCAACCCTCTTCGTGATGTTGCTCGCGTCATCCGCACTGAGTCGGGCAATAGCTTGCCCTTCCCCACGATTGACGACACTGGCAACCCCGGCGCGATCGGCGCGGAAAACACCGCACCATCCGCTACCGACATGACATTTGGCCAGATCATCCTCGGCGCATACCGCACCGAGTCGCTGGTACTGCTCAGCAATGAGCTCCTACGTGACTCTGGTTTGGATCTTGCGACCGAAGTAGCTGGTCTCCTTGGCGAGCGTCTCGGCCGCAAGGAAGCCACCGACCACGCAACTGGTAACGGCACGACTGCTCCTCAGGGTGTAGTCACCGGCTCATCGGCTGGTGTTGCTGGCGCGACCACAACCACCATTACGCTCGCCAACATCATGGGCCTGCGCAATGCACTCGACTTTGGCTACCAGCAGAATGGCGCATTCATGATGCACCAGACGATCTGGTCTACCATCCTGCAACTGGCCGACTCACAGAGCAGGCCATTGTTCCTCGACTTGCTCAACGGTAACCAGCCACGCTTGCTCGGTTATCCAGTCATCGTCAATAACGCAATGGCCAGCTCAATCGCTGCCAATGCCAAAACTGTTCTGTTCGGCGATTTCAGCAAGTTTTACATCCGTGATGCGGGCGATATTGAAATCATCCGCATGAACGAGCGCTATGCTGATGCCTATCAGACCGGCTTTATGGCAGTGCGCCGCTCTGACTCCAAAGTGGCTCAGAGCGCAGCCATCGTCCGTATCACTCAGCCAGCATCCTAATGTGGAGTAGACTCATGAGAGTGAAAATACTCATACATTGCGTAGGCACTCTCGTGAGCTACATGCCCGGCGAAGTCCTAGATATTCTCGGCGATGACGCCCAGCGCCTCGTAAGCGCTGGGCTCGCCGAGCCCTATCAGGAGCCAGCAGCATTGGCTCCACCACCTTTAGACATCGCAGACAATAAGCGCCGTAAAAACGTGGAGAAACGATGAACATCAAGATCCTCGCGCGTGGCACGTCCGAGCCAGTAACACTGGCTGAGGCGAAGCTCCACCTGCGCGTGGACCTGAGCGACGATGATGCGCTCATCACTGCGATGATCAGCGCGGCGCGTGACATGGTAGAGCGCTACACGAGTCGCACCTTGATCTATACCGCATACCGCCTGACAATGGACAACTGGCCCTACGACATCGAGCTGCCAAGGTCGCCAGCGATCGAGGCTGAGGCTAATCTCGTGACCGGCATCGCATACATCACACCGCGGATCCGATACTACGACGGTGATGGTAATCAGCAAACGATGACGTATGCCGCTGGTGATTTTGAAGTTTTGCTCGACAACAACCCGCCACTGCTTGTACTGCCACCAAGCGGCATTTGGCCGGTCACCTACCCGCTCCAGCGTGGAGCAATCGAGATCGATTGGATCGCAGGCTACGGCTCAGCCAGCACGGGCATACCGCAGCTCCTGCGCCTCGCAATTATGATGCTCGTTGCGCATTGGTACGAGCACCGCGAAGCAGTTGGGTCGTTCGGATCTGAAGTCCCGCTGGCAGTCGATAGCGTGCTCAGGCTCTACTCCGATGGAGGGTATAGCTGATGCCCTACGTCACCGTAGTAGGCGATCTGCGCCGTCGTGTGGCTCTTCAGGCGCCGACCGACAGTATTGACTCATACGGGCAGGCGATCCGCACTTGGGCGACCTATGCGACCGTCTGGGCCAGCGTTGTCTCGACTCCTGGTAGCGAGCCGCAGAGCGCTCTTATGCAGTCATCAGTCACGACCTACACGGTCACGATGAGATACCGCACCGATGTGCTGCCGATCCATCGCATGATCTACGGAGACATCACGCTGAACATCGTTGGGATCAGCACCATTGATGGTCTCAATGAGCATCTACGCATCACGGCTGTGCAGGTCGAGTCAGATGCACCAGCGACCACGACGACCACGACCAGCACGACAACAACGGCAGCACCTACGACGACCACCACCACCACGACTGGAGGTGCGTGATGGCATTTTCAATGGAAGAACAGTTTCAAATTGTAGGATTGAATGACCTGATGGATCGGCTCGCCAAATTCCCGATCGTCATACGTACCGCGTTCCGTCGAGCTGCTCGCAAAATTGGTGGACAGGTCGCAAAAATCGCTAGGGCCAAAGCACCCAGTCGCAAGGCGGTGATACGCGTAGGTGATCAACTTGTGCGTATGTATGGCGCAAGTTTAGCCCTGAAAAAAAGCATCGCCGTAAAGGTTGTCACGACAAAAAAAGGCATAGTCACTGCGATAGTTGGCCCCAAAAAAGGCACTGTGGCCAAAGTTTTTATCGCATATTTCAAGCCGTCAAAATCAAAAGTAGCTCAGCGTAATGTCATGATTGAGGCGAAACCAACAAAATACGCGCACTTAGTCGAAAAAGGATTTAACGCCAAAATTTGGGCCAGCAATAAGCGAATAAGGGTTAGTGCTAAACCTTTCTTGCGCCCTGCCCTAGATTCTGGCCTATCCACGGTATCATCGATAACAGTCGAATATCTGCAAATGTCTCTAGACAATCTGATTGCCAAGGGCAAAATCACACCAGACGCAGGTGATGTATGAGTGCCCTAGGCAAACTCCTGCGCACCTACCTCGTCGGTCGCACCGACTACGGCACGACTATTCCCGGTGGCATATCACCGGAGAATGCGCCAGTTGGCTCGTCTCTGCCCTACGTCGTCTATCAGGGCATTAGCACTCAGCGACAGATGCTCTTGAGGGGCACACCAGCAGTCATCACAGAGCGTGTTACGCTGACGGCAGTTGCTGAGACTCGATCGGGTGCGCAAGGCGTCCTAGTGTGGATCGCGGCACAGATCGAGGCTACACCGGGACGCCAGACAGTAGACGGCACTACAGTCCATCACTGGCGCATCGAGGAAGCGCAGGATCAATCCGAGCTTGGGGGAGATGGGACCGACGAGCTAGCACGACTGACTACGATAGATGTAGTCGGCACATACCAGTAAAGGAGTCTCGACATGCCAAATGTACTAGGACCGGGAACGACCGCAGCTTATGCGACGCTGAGCAGCAGCACCGCAGGCACCACGGCAGCTCTTAACGGGCTGATCAGTATCGCGGCTAATGCACGATCTACCACGTTTGCTGATGTGACCGCGCTCAGCGATACAAAAATGCAGCGGGTGCCAGTTAGAAATGACCCAGGCACAGTGCAATTTACGCTGTTCCTCGACGATACCGCGACTGCCACTAACCTGCTGAGCCTGCTCGATGCTCGTCGGCTGGCCAAGGTACACACTCGCGTGACCGTCGATCTCGGTGGCGCAAATATCGATACAATCGCAGTGTACGATGGTTACATCAGCGAGATCGGGTATCCTGATATTGGCGCTACAGACGAGGCGCTGAGGTATACAGTAACTCTCCAATTGAGCGACAAGAGTAACGTATCATGACACTTGACAAAGCAGCTATCATCGCAGGCGCAAAGCCCCGCATCATTACCATCTCCGTGCCCGAGTGGGGCGGAGATGTATGCCTGCGCGAGATCACGGCAGGCCAGCGCGACCAATGGGACGCGTGGCAAATTGAAAATGAGGGCGCGGCACGATACGCCAACATTCGCGCCCGTCTGCTGGTGCTCACCATCTGCGACGAGCAGGGTGCGCGCCTATTTACAGACAAAGACATCGACATCGTCAGCAGTATGCCTGCGCAGACGATCGATAGGCTCTGGGACGCCAGTTGCAAACTGGTAGGCCTGCGTCCTGAGGACGTGGAAAAAAACTAGCCAAGCGCCCGCTTAGGCGGGTGCTATTTCGGCTCGCTGGTCATCTCGGTATGACGGTCGGCGAGATCGAAGAGCGGATGAGTAGCACAGAGCTGGCTGAGTGGGTCGCACTCATAAGGCTCGATCCATGGGGCTACTACCGCAGCGACCTACAGCATGCGCTATCCGCTTGGGCACCGATGGCGGCATGGTCCAAGGGTGCTAAGGTCACAGACTTTCTGCCTCGCGATCTCTGCGCGGAGATGGAGTCAGAACGAACAACACTCACGGCACTGGTCGAGACCGGGGCCAAGATCATGACTAGGGAGCAGGCATATTATGGCTAGTATCGCCAAACTCTCAGTTCAAATGGCATGGCAGGGCGCTGAGCTGACTAAGGGCGCTGCCGATGCCAGCAAAGACTTGAAAAACGTGGGCGATAAAGCAAAGAAAACTAAAGAAGAGCTCGAGGCGCTCAAGAAAGAAAAAGACAAACTAGGCGAGAAAAAACTAAATCTAGCAGAGTCATTAGGCCTTAAATCTTTGAACGATGTCAAAGGCCTGCTTGACATGGCACGCGGCGTGTTCCAATTCTTCGTTGGCCTGCCTATCCAAGGCGCTGTATCCATCCTGAAAATGGGTAGCGCTCTCGAGACGATGACGATACGAGCCCAATATGCTGCCAAATCAATCGAGGCAGGCAATAAAGTAATCAAGGATTTACGCGACCTAAGCAGCAGCAGTGGCGTACCGCTCGAGGATTTAGCCAAGGCATTTGAACAATTTACCGCTGCTGGCATCAGCACGGCAGGCGCATCAACTATCTTGGCCAATGCTGGCAACGCCATCGAGCTGCTCGGTGGTGGAGCGGCTGGTGCTCAGTCAGT